GGAATAGCAACACCGTCTGGTCTTCTCTTTCTTAACTCTCTAATCTTTTTGATTTTACGAGGGTCAATATATCTTAACTCGGTTATACCCTTTACAGGAGAGTTTCTATCAATAATCTTATGATAGTAAATTCTTCCATCAACATACCATCTTCTGAATATGTCATGGCCTTTGGTGTTAAAATCTAACATCCTCAGGACTTCCATAAATTCGTTTTCAATTTTTCTTCTTACATCTTTACCATAAGGTAAATTTTCCAGATTTAGTTTCACAGCATCTTTCATTTCATTAGCCACGATTGCCTCGTTGATAATGTCTTCGATTGCCATGTCACATTCTGGATGTAATGCGATTTCTCTATATCTACGGATTAAGTCTGCTTCAGTTTTAGCAGTACCTTCCATGTCGAGGTACTGACCAAAATAACCACCGGCAGCGATGGTTTGTGTGCCATCGGCTGCCTGTGGTGCTGTAAAGCTTTGTTTTGGATCCGTTGTCGGTTTTATCCGCTTGATAGAAAATCCAAATAAATCAGCCATAATTTAGTTCCTTTGTGTTTACTTCACTACTATTTATACTAGTTTTTAGGTAGTAGTATTAGTTTCAAAGTATTGGTACGCAAAAGTAACGGCGAATTCTTCAATCGCTGTCGCTTCATCGTATGTCAATTCAATCGGAGCAATGGTAGTAGGGAATACACCTCTAAGTGTATAACTTTTAATTGTTGCACCGTTTCTATCCAATTGGTCAACAAATGCGTCAACTTGATAATCCGCTGGATTTGTCAAGCCTTCGTTATCTGTCATATTGTTAATACCGTTAGACCATCTTTCAAACGCATTTCTTAGTTTGAAGTCTGTGTCGTTATAAGCAGTAACAGACCAATCTTCGATTGTTCTATCTCCAGCAATCTTAATGCTTCTTCCTCTGAAAGGAACATTGAAACTAGGTACAGTCATACCTGGTAACGATGTACTTCTGCATAAGAATGCTAGGTCTTCTATTTCTCCACCAACTTGTGCGTAACCAGGAAAAGGCATTGTTACCTTAAACTGATTGGCTCTTGCGCCACCGCCAGCAAGTTTAGCTTTGAAGTCATTTATGTTTGGCATCTGATTTCTCCTTTTCTAAACTTAGCCGCCAGCCACTTCGTCAAACGAAACGCCGGTTCTAGTTGCGATGAATTGTAATGTAATAAAGTTAATGCTTCTTGCTGGTTTAATGAAAATCTCAGCAATAAACTCGTTTCTATCCACTACTTCACCTGTGTTGTTAGTTTCATCACACACTACTAAAAAGTCTGTGATACCTCTTCGACCTTGTACTTCTCTTAGGAAAGGCTCTACAATGTTTCTAAAGTTCGCTCTTGTAAATTCATCGTTGAATTCAAACAATTGGAATTTAGAAGCAGTTGCTACTGCCTTCTCTAATGTAATGAAAAGTCTTCTGACATTAATTCTGTCAAACGCCGATGGTGCTGATAATCCAGTTTTGTCACCGAATAAAACAGTTCCTTGACCTGGGAAAGTAGCAACAGGATTAACTCTTGCTCTGTATAGGTCATCTCTTTGTGTCTTATTAGGATTGAAAGCTAGTTTAACTGCGCCTCTGATAATACCTCTGTTAAGTCCAGCAGGTGAATACCAAGCGTCTGCAATTAAATCAGTTCTGGCAGAAAGTCCAGCTAAGTCGCCGTTTAATGGTACATATCTATATACATCAGAATATCTGTCATACATGTATTTGTAACCACTATCGAACATCACATAAGATGATGAACGAATGCCGTTGAAAAATCCAACAACATTACTTGCTTGTGTAGCCGCACTTGTAACTCCAACTACATCTGCTCTTTCAGGTGATGCAAAAACTACTGCATCTTTTCTGTCTTCTGCGATTGTAATTAAGTTATCAATGTGAGTTGCGTCACCCTTACCAGCAATGATAAGACCAACATCAACTGTTTCTGCGTCTGCGAACAACTCATAAGAAGTTAACAATTGTGCGTTAGTTCTAGTTGAACCGTCTGCACCGTTTGATAACGATACATTACTAACATCTGTTACAGAAGTGTAAGTTACACCACTTGCAGCTGAACCCCAGTTAGTACCAGATGAATTGTGGTCCATCCAATAAATGTAATTCGATTTATTTTGAATTACTGTAGGGTAATAGTTTGTATCTCCTTGAGCGCCTTTAGCGTCTGAAGCTTTTGAAACTGCTTCATATACTTCTAAGACTTCGCCTTTTACTCCAGTCATTCCACCGTCTTCGTCAACAACAACAATGTGTAGTTCGTCATTTGAACCACCAGCTTGTGTTACATATGGTGAAGTTCCTGGTGCTTTTGATACTAAGTCATAGAATTCCCAATATCTAGTTACTGTAGCGCCATCTGTTAGGGCTGCAAATAAACCAGAGGAATCCGATGCACCAAAATGCTCAGGTTCGTCTTTTCTTTTGATTGTAATATCGTTTGTTGATTTCGATAATACTTTATAGTTATAGTTATCTCCAAAGTTGATGATATCGCCAACATTGATAGTTGTACCAGCACTTACTGTTACTACAGTGTCACCAGCAGCCGTTGAGCTGTCGTTAACTGTAATACCACTTGAAGAATAAACACTAGAAGAAGGACATGTAGAAATTTTTAAGTTATTTCCCCACGCACCTGCTGTCTTAGCTGCCCATAATCCAATTGAACCGGAACCATCTGCATAGTTGTCAACATAATCACTTAGGTTTTTAATAACAAATGTACTACCACTTTCGGTAGCATTTGATACTGAAGAGTTCTGTGTACGAATAACCCTTAGAGCGTTAGAATATTGTAAGAAGTTAGCAGCTGAGAAAAAATCCTCATAGTTGCTAGCGTCTGGTTTCCCAAACACACTTACTAGTTCTTGCTCGCTAGAAATAGTCGTAATCTCGTCAATAGGTCCTTTTCTGAATTCTCCAGCAAAGGCGCCAATTGATGTTGATACGGCAGGAATAATTCTAGTTAGGTCTTTTTCCTGTACGAGAACACCTGGTGATACTTGAAATGCCATTAGGTTTCTCCTTTAATTAGCTAATTAAACAATTTATAGTTAAGTAGAATATTGATGTAGCTTGCAAAACTCGTATTATTCATACGCCCATAGTCAAATTTCATTTCTTACTCATTGATATTTATAATAACCACCACCTTGACTACTGCCCCTTACGGACTACGGGGTGCCAAACTGTACCGTATTCATCGACTTCCGATTTTTCATGGTCTGGTATGCCGTCATCTACAAAACCAAATGGTGCCATATCTTGTTCAATTAAGTTTTGTTGTTCTTCATATAACATTTGTCTTGCGTTAGTATCAGTCATCTCTTTGAAGAATGGTTGATTAGATAACCAACCAAAGATAACTAGACACATCATTAAATCGTCATTATTGCCTTCGTCAGCCTGCCATGATTGACCTTTTCTTACAAAGGTTGACATCTCTTCGATAATATTGAAATCTTGTATTTGTACCTTATCACTTTCAATAAGTGTTTTAATATTGGCACAACCAATCTTCTTAATTTGTTTGGTCATCTTAACACCAAATCCTGAACCACGGCCACTAAACATAGCACCTAGTATTTGACCAGCACGACCTCTATTTGTAGTCATTAATAGATTGTCATATTCTAATTCAAAGTTTAATGCTTCTGCTATCTGTTGACCTAGGTCATTTGTTTCTACTAACACATGAGCTTTGTTATATGCTTTACCAACTCTGTCGATAATACTAGGAAACACTAAAGGTTTAATATCATTGTTCTTATATTTTGCAACCACTCTATAAGGCATTTGTGATACATCTAATACTACAAACGCTGAGTAATCTTTTAAAACACCACGAGCAACATCAACTGTGATAACATATGTTTTATCTTTTATAGGGTCTTCATATACATCTAAACCACCACTTGAAGTTTTAGGTGTAGTAAATGCCATGTTTTTAATTTTAGCAGGACTAATAAGTGTATTTACAGAACCTAAGAATTCACATTCAAACTCTTGTTGGAATTGTTCAGCAGAGGTGTTTCTTATTGTTGCTTCTTTCCAGGCTTCATCTCTACCAGGCACTTCTGACCAATGTACTTCAATAGGTACATAATCGTTTCTACCCTCTTCTGCGTCTTTCCATAACTTATAAAACTGGTTCATACCGTATGGTGTAGATACGATAATCATTTTTGTTTTTTGTCCAGATGAGATTGTAGGATATACGGCACTAAAGAACATCTCGGCAATATTAGCAGGTACGAAAGCAAACTCATCAAGGAAGATAATGTTGTAAGAACCACCTCGAATGGCACTTGAAGATGTTGCAGCCGCCACAATGGCAGACTTATTTTCTAATTCAATGTTACCTTTGTTCCAGTTAATTACGCCTTGTTGCAACCACTTAGGAAGATTTTCGTATGCGAGTTGCAATCTTCCGAGTATGTCACGAGCCGTAGATGATTTGTTTGCAAGTATAGCAATATTAGAATTAGGATTAAA